GTGGATGCGGCGATGGTGATCGGCACGTGGTCTCGCCCCGGGCTTCAGGGGGCGGGCTCCCTGCCCGCCCCGGAGGTGGCGATCAGCGGATGACGCTGGCGAGACGGAACGGCATCGAGCCGGCGCCGGCGGCGTCGGCCTCCGCGTGCGCCCAGATGCCGATCTTGCCGCCGGGGTTCTCCGCGAGCCCGAGCGCTTCCCACCACCGCTTGCCGTGGTTCGCGTCCCCGACCGCGAAGGGCGTGACGATGTTCTCTGTCACCTTGGTCTGGTCGACCAGCGCATCCGTGTCCGTCTTCGTGCCGATCACCACCTGAGCATAGCCCCAGGAGGCCACGTCGAAGAAGGTGTCCTCGTGCACGATGCCATCCGCTGGCACGTCGCCGAGGTGGTACATCGAGGTGTTGCTGTCGGTGCTGAGGTTCGCGACCGTGCCGGTCGCCAGGACCACACGGCCCGCGAGGAACTCGGGATCCGCGGGCGAGCTGTCCGGATCGGTATAATCGTGGATGAGGTCGGATTTTCCGGTGACTGCGGGCATGTCTGGCCCTCCATGTCTTCAGGATGGAACGGATGGAGGGCCGGCCAGGGCCAGCCCTCCGGGGCTTACTCCTGGCAGCGGATGACGATGACGCCGCCGTCTTCGATCCGCACGCAATCGGCGTAGGCCGAGGTGTAGATGTAGGGCAGGTTCTTCGCGGAACTGTCGTTCCACATATCGCCCTTCACGTCCTGCCACATGCCGACGACGATGTTCTTCTTCGCCCAGACCGGGCAAAGACGGTAGCCGCTGGCATCCACCGGAAGGCGGTTGGTGACGATCCACATGATGCCCATGAGCATCGTGGGCACGCCGGTCCGCAGCTGCTCGACCGCGAAGGCGTTGAGCGACTGGTTGGTCGCGGCCGCGATGCCGATCAGGTCGTCGACCTGGTTGGGCGTGATCGCCGCATAGAGCTGGTCGTCGTCCTCCATGCCGAACTCGGCGGTGTTCAGCAGGAGTTTCACCTTGCGCAGCTTGTCGAGGCTGAGCCCGGTGCCGCCGGAGCCGTAGTTGTAGGCGATGTAGTTGCCCGAGGGCAGCGCGGTATTGGTCTCGCCCGGGCGCTTGCCGCCGCTGGCCAGACCGAGAATACCGGTGCCGGTCACCGCGAACGTGCCGTCCGACTGGCGCGAGATGCCGAGTATGATGTCGTGGATCCCGCGCTCGACCGCGGTGACGGAGTTGCGCAGCAGGTAGGAGGTCGGGTCCAGCGCCAGATCGAACTTGTCGACCGTGTCGATGTACTCGCCGTCCTCGATGACCGGCGGCCGGACAAGCCAGCGCCGCGAGCGCGCGGTCGGGTTCTCCGGGTTCCGGCGCGAGCGATCCTCGCCACGCTGGTACTCCTTCGCGCCGATCAGGTCTTGGGCGCTTTTCGCCTCGCCGGTGGCGGGGACGATGGTGACGGCAGGACGCAAGCGGTTCTGGCGCTGCTGCGCGACCATCGCGACGTTTTCGGAATAGGTGAGCCGGTGATGCGGCTCCACAAGCTGCTCAAGGGGCATGGGCCTTCCCTTTGCGAAAAATCAACGAACGTGGTGAGATTTCGGAAGGGTCGCCCGGCAAGATCCGGACCCGGCCTCGCCGTAACGTGGCGTAGACGCCGGGGCTTGTCCCGGATCAGACGGACCCGCGGAGGGGTCGCCCGTCAAAAGCAAACACATCCGGATTGGGCGCCAAAAGTCAACAAAAAACGAAATGTGCCCCGGCGATTTTCGCGCCGGGGCACATGTTGAATGCTCGTCCGCCTATTGCGCGGCGATCTTCGACAGCCGCTCGATCTTGGGTTTCAGCTCCGAAAGAGCTCGGTGGTCATCCTTGCTCACCGCCTCGTAATAGGCGCCGCCCGGGGCCCGCAACTTGGCGAGCTCGGCACGCGCCTCCGCCGGGGTCGTGCTGAACCCGGCACCGCCGTTGTTCAGTGCCTCCATGCCGTCATCGCCGAGCATTTCGCCAACGGCCGCGAACAGACGGATCACGCCCGCGTCACCGGTCTTCTCCTTCAGGGCCATCGAGATCCCGGCCACAGCCTCCTGCGAAAGGCCGGCCTTCGCCGCGATCGCAGCGGCCGCCTGCTGCGCCTGGGTCATCTTCGCCCTGGTCTCACCGCCCCAGTCCTTCGTCAGCTCGGCCATCATCTTGGTGTTGGCCTGGGCCAGCTGCTCGTCGGCATCGGCGAGGAGCCCTTTCACCTTGTCGGCGTAGAGGCCCACCATCCGGTTGAGAGCCTTCCCACTGAGACCTTCTTCGTGCGCGATCTTTCGCGCCTGGGTCTCGAGGTCCTCGTCCCACTTCTGGTCGGCGGGCCAATCCTTCGGCTTCTCGAGCTCGTACTTATCCGCGCTCTCTGGAATGCCGAACAGCTCGCCGTTGGAGCGCATCCAGTCCGTGAGGCCCTGTCCTTCCTTCGGCTTGTGGATCAGCTGGTCGGGCGCGGCGCCCAGGCGGCGCTTGGCCGCGACCTCCATGTCGTTCAACTTGAGGATGGCGTCGACCGGATCATCAGTCGTCAGGCCAAGAGCCGTGAGATTGCGGCGGGCGTCCTCGCTGAAACGGGTGTCCTTCCACCACTTGTCGCTGCCGCCACCCGCCAGCGTATCATCGCCCCCGCCGGCCAAGGTATCCGCGCCGCCACCTGCCAGGGTGTCGGCTCCGCCGGAAAGGGTATCGGCACCGCCACCCCCGGCCGCGGTATCCGCGCCGGTGCCGGCGCCCTCTGGTGCGAAGCATGGCCGCGGCGTCTGCCAGGCCCTCAGCAACTGTTCAATCGTCATAGGGGGTCTCCGTCATCAGGAAGTTGAGTTCGTCGATCGTCACGCCCATGAGGGCGAGAAGTTTCTTGGCCATCGCCTGCTCGCCGCGCTCCTGGGCCATGCGGATCGGGTCGATGGGATCGAGGGTCGGCGCGCCATTCTCGAGCCGCTCGGGTGGAAGCGTCAGAAGGCCCGACATCTCGATCAGGTCGTTCATCAGGCGCGGCTGGTCCCTCCGGGCGCGGGACCACCGCCGCGCCTTCTCGGCCGCCGCCGTGTCATTCCGCCCGAAGGTGAAACGGAGGATACCGAGGCGGCCGAAACTCATTGCGCAGCCCCCTGCCCTTGCCCGCCGGCACCGGCGGCGGTGGCCAGGTCCTTGACCACGCCGCCTCCGGTCTGAGCCACCTCCATCATCTGCTGCAGTTGCTGAGCCTGCTGGCGGGCTGCGGCAACCTGGTCCGCGGCATCGCGGGACCGCAGGATCCGCGCGGGAAGCGTCGGGCTCGCGTCGTGCAGCGCTTCGACCAGGCCGTCCGCGTCTACGCGATCGACGTAGCGGGGATCGAGCCCGGCCAGCGGTGCGAGGTCGTTGACGAACTGCCGGATCGCCAGGCCCTCGCGGGCCCGCAGGGCCATCGTTGCCTGGCTGGTGTAGCGGACCTGCAAGGGCATCCCGTTGGGCGCTTCCGGCGGCGGCGGGATCTGCCCGGCTCGCCAGAGCATCTTGAAGCGGCGCTCGATCTTCGGCGCGCCGTATTCCTCCATGATCCTGTCGGCGTTCGGCGCCCAGTTGCGGAGCCGCGCCTCCTCCATGATCAGGGTCTCCTCGCGGTTCAGCCCGGTCCGGCCGGTCAAGGACATGATCGCGTAATGGAAGGCGTCCTTGATCGCCTCCGCCTTGGCCCGCTTCTCCTCGATCGTAAGCCCGATGTTGGGATTGTTCTCCATGTTCCGGACCAGGGGATTGCCCTGCATCGTCACCGCTCCGTAGATCAGCTCGCCCGGTCGGATCACGCCGTTCAGCGGGATCGTGTCTCGATCGGGGACCAGCTTGGTCGGGTTCGCCGCGAACTGGGCGGCCCGGATCGTTGCGTCCTCCATGAGGTTCAGGACCCGGCTGTTGGGCAGCGCGATATGGCCCGGGCCGGTCGCATACATCTGCCCGCTGTCGACGTCCCAGCGTGGGAAGTACACAGGCATGTCGTCGTACCCGCGCAGCTTCACCAGGGCGCAGCCTTCCTCGCAGGCGGTGACGGACAGCCAGGGCTTGCCGCGCGCGCCGAGCCGCCCCGGCACGAACTGATCGTTCGGGGCGATATGGCGGAAGAATGCGATCCTGCCGCTGTCGCCGCGCTCGGCCGCCTGCAGAACCTTCTCCGGGAGGGCCTGCGCCCCGTATTCCCGGGCAGCGGCCCGGGGCGTTAGCATGAACCTCCGGACCATCTCGTTGACACGCCCGTGCGCATCGATCGACACGACGCACTCGGCGAGCGAGAAGGTCACGTCGATGAACTTGCGGTTCGCCTCGTCGATCTCGTCGTAGGCAGCGAACTGGCCGAAGGCCGCGATGTCGGAATAGCCTTGGAAGGTCGAAGAGTAGAACGGCGAAAGCGCCGGTGACAGGCTGGTCATGACACGGCGGTTCACCACGTCGAGCCATTCAGCCATCGGCTGCCAGTTGTTGAAGTCCTGGTCCGGGGTCTCCAGCCCGGCCCAGCGGTTCGCGGGGTTGGTGATCGAAGAGTAGATCCCGGCCGCGAAGCTCGAGGCGGCAAGGATCGGTTCCGAGCTGAGGGTCTTCTCATGCTTTCGTTTCGCCGGGTCGATGTTCGAGGAGAACCCGCCGCGCTGCGGGCGGATCAGGCGGGCGATGTCCTCCCAATCCGCCTCGTGCAGCGTCCGGTCCTGCTTGAGCTCGTCCCAGCGTTTGATCGCCTCCTCGGCACGCGGGTCCCTCTCGGAGATGGCCTCGTGCCTCATGCGGTCTGCCCCAGTTTGCCGGAGGCGGGAATTCCCACGGCACTGGTGAGGACGTTCGCGGCCGCGCCGGCGCGGCGACGGCGGAGGCGCGCCTCGACGTCCGCCTCCGCGTTGGCCTGGCGGTTGTCAGCGGCGGCGATCATGGGGGCGGCGGCCGAGATCTGCGGCGCTTTCGGGAAGATGCACATGGGTCAGGTCTCCTTTGGGGTCCATGCGAATTGCTCGAAGGTTTCGCGCCCGTCCGGACCGAACCCGGGCATCGCGCAGTCGCGTGAGAAACCGCACAGGCGCAGGAAGCGCCCCGCGGTCGGGTGGCCGGCCCAGCACCGGGCCTCGATCCGGTGAATGCCGGCCTCAGCTGCGACCTTGGGGAGGTCGCGGCGGATCTGCGCGCCCAGCTCGGCGAGCGGACGGCGGAACTTTCTGTGGTCGCGAGCCAGCATGGCGGCCTGGGCGACACCGCCCTGCCCCGTGTGCGCGAGCCCCAGGAGGGCGAAAGGCGCCCCCCATCCGTTCGAGCCGGTCGCGATGACCAGCGAAAG